TGCTGTAATTCTTTGTCTTTAACGTTAAATCCAGCACCCGGACGGCTAAGAACTTCGTCTCCAAGGTCTGACCAGCGACCACCACCCGGTGCGCCGGGCGTATACTGCCCTTTGTAAACACGTTTGCTTTCAGGAACGATCTTATTCAATCGCTGCGCAACAATTTGATTGCCTACGCGCGTGTCTGCGCGGGCAGCTGCAAGCTCTTCAGCTGTAGGATCTGCAGTTGGTGGTGCGATTGGCTGACCACGCTTAACAAGATTGGCAACAGTTTGAACTGATGGCTGTGCGTTAGATGTCAAAGCAAGGGCTTTATTGACTACGTCTTTCGGATCGCCACCGTCTTGCATAACTTGTCTTCCTACATGCGGCATGTAATGCGTTGGATATTGGTCTTGAAGCAACCGTCCGCCTTTGGCGCGCCCTTGAATAGCTGAACCAAGCTCTTCACCAGCACCCATAAGGCTTTCGCCAATGTCTTGGCCCATGCCAGCCATTTGTGCCGCTGCTACTGGCCGTGATAATCCGCCAGCCACAACCTGTGAAATCAAATTAGTCCGGTCTACTTTGCGGCCTACACTATTGGCCGCACGCAAGGCATCATTAACATCCATGCCTTGATCAACTAGATAGTCTAATGATTGCTGACGCATCCGGTCTTTTGTGTTGCCAATCCAATTTAAGGCATCTTGGGCATGTTGCCAGACGGATTTGTCTTTATCATCAGCCATTGTTTAGCGCCGTGTAAGCATGTGATGAATGATTTCAAGCGCTTTATGCAGCACATCGTCCTTGTTTGACTTTTTCGGTGCAGCACCACCACGCGCCATAGTAGAACTATCTACACCGCTTTCTTCACGCTGGCGGCGCATAGCCTCCATAACGCGCTGATCGGCACCTTCGCGGAAATCACCACGAATAAACCGGGTCAAAGCATTAGGACCCTGATCAGCGCTTCTTTGCACTGTCAGTTCATTTGGGCTTTGCTGCATAACAGCTGCAGCCTGTTGCGCTTGTGCTGTAGGGCTATTCTGTGCGCGCTGAATAACTTGGCGCGCTGTAGAAACGGCACCCATTGGCGGAAAGCGCTGGGCCTGCCCTTCATATGATGCTGGGCGGAAACGTTGCTCCTGACCCATCTGACGCTCTGGAAAAGGCCCAAGTTCACGGCCAGATTGATCCGGCGTTGGCGGTGTCATTGACCCGTCATTCATGCCGCCATTTGGCGCAAAATCGCTGTAGTCATACGATACGCCAACTGGCTGCTTAAACGGAATGCCGCTATCACGAAAATCATCCGGCTGTTCAGATACGCCAGATCCCATATAAGGCATCATGTCGTGATTGGGGCTGCTATCTCCAGCGCGTGTTTGATATTGCGTTTGAAGAATATTTTGCGCCATTGTTTTGGCTGCATTTGGGTCAAGAGCATAAGCACCAGCACCCCCCGCGCCAAGAACTAATGCTGGATCTACCAGATCACGAACCCGTGGTGTAATTGCTTCTGGCGTGGTTGGGCTGACACGCGGTGTAAAGCCGGGTTTCTCCCAAGGTGATGTTGGTGTTAATCGTGGCGATAATCTTTCAGCGCTAGGAGCAGCTGTCGTTTCTTTTGCAATTTGCACAGCTTCCTGTGTAGATGGCGATGATGCTACACGGGATGTGTATTCAGGCGGCGGTGGGTTGTTATAAGCGTTCGGTTCCCCGGCAGGCTTTGGTGTAACTTGCGGACGGGGCGGCATCATCTTAAGAATATCAGCATTCGTAAGGCTAACGCGCTCTGCACCTTCAGGCGGCTTTACGTCACGATTAAGCGTAAAAAGTTGGCCATCTTTTTTGTATGTAATGCGTGGCGCGTTGGGGCCAATTGGGTAAATACCTTTAGTAACCCCAGTTGAAATTTCTTTATAAGCTTTATCCCAATATGCGGCGGCTTCTTCTGGGCTTTTGAAAAACGGCTTTTGACCAGCTGCAATTCGCTCTGCATCTTTTGCCAGAGTAGACTTAAGCAAATCTAATGTGCTTTGAAGCTCTTCATTTAGAATGCTTTTTGATGCACCACGCTCTGCACCAGCTGCAGCCCCTTTAACTCCAAATCCTTTTGCGCTAGCCATTACTGACCTCCCATACCGGGAGGCATAATACCACCCTGCTGCATTTGTTGTTCTCTCTGTTCACGTTCCATGTCCTCCATGGCCGGAACTAAGAGAGGCTCTACTACCCCCACACTTTCTGGATGCACAGCAAGGTTCTGCGCAAGATCAATCATCTGCACACGTTCACGCGACAAGCGATCTTTTTTCTTTTCGTGGATCTCTTGCTGCGCAAAGTGAATGTCGGCCTGTGCGCGCATAGCGTCTGCCTGCGCCTTCATCATGTCTATCTGGCCGCGTTGCTGCACTTCCTGACCCTTGATCTGGGCAGACATAAGAGCGGCCTGTGCCTTCTGTTGATCCGTCTGGATCTTGGCTTGGATCTGTTGCAGTTCTGGCGGCGGTGCAGCCTGTGCATCCTTCGGTGCCAAGAACTGTTCTGGATTGCTCCAGCCCATAGCCTTCAAAGCAGCCGTATCGATGGCGATTGGATCGTACATCGATGGGTTAGCTTGCTGAAGCTGCTTCAAGCCCATGATCTTCATCATGCGCTGGGTCTGGCTAGCAGTATTGGGGTCGGCCTGTGGGACCAATTCACAGTCGTTTAGCGCGCCAAGGAATGTCTGTTCGTTCCATTCGGTTGTAGGCCGCTTCAGGCGGTTCCAGAAGCTCTCCGGGTTTTCCCGGAAGGTACGTACTAGAAGCTTGAATTCATCAGCCTGTGCCGAATGCATGCGCTTGTGGACGCTATTCAGGACCTTGGTGGCCTGATCAATCATGGCCAGTGTGGTCCCCACTGGCGCGTCTGCGCGGCCTTCACCAACCTGCATTTCGCTGGTGCCGCCTACCCGCATACCCGTCTGTGCCATGTTTTCAACAAGTGTCATCAGGGCTGAAGACGGGTCCTTGTATGGCAGAGCCATAACCGCCTGATTGATCGGCATGCCGCCTGTCTTCACCACTTGCCCACCACCCGGTGGAATGCGGAAGATGTTTGTGTTTTGGCGCGCGCCTGTTTCTGCCATTAGGAAGCCGGGGAAGTTTGCGTACATCCCTGCGTCTAGCATTTCGCGCCATGCAGCTGTCACCGCGTTGGTTGTGTTGCCAAGTATATGCAACAAGCCAATGTCGTAAAAGCCCATGCCGGGAACGAACGAATATTTGACAAAGTTTTGCCGCGCTTCGGGCAACTCTGCCGTATCTTCGTCGTAATTGCGCACAATCGACAGAATTTCTTTTGTCGATACGTCGATGGTGACGCGGTACGGGATCTCTAGTCCCGATTCTTTGCCTTTGTATTTGTGTTCAAACCCTGCGATATCCAATTCGCAATAGCATTCATAGATTTCACGGTCGCGGTCTTCAGGGTTGTATGTCTCTGGCGCGATGCCTTGCTGATCATTCTGTGCGCGTTGCACTGAATCCAAATCAGGCGTCTTAGGCACACCCAAATCAACATCACGATACACGCCCAAGATCTGCAGACGTTTTACCGTCGATGGACGCATGTAAACGCGATGCGTGATTCGCTTTGCAGTCGAAAGATCAGTAGCTGCGTTATTGACGATCAAGTCATCAGCATCAACGCTTTCGCTAACAGGGCGATTACGTAGCGGGCAGAAGTAAACCTTCTTAAACGCTGTGCCGCCAAAACCCAGCATCAACAGCATGCGGTCAGTGTCTGGGTAATACTCTGTGGCTACGCTGGTCAGGTAATGGTTTAGATCCTTCTCCAACGCTGTGGCTGTGAAGTCATGCTCTACCGTGGTGCCAACAGCATCGTTGCGGATCTTGACCGGGCCATCAGTGGGCAACAGCTCTGAACGTGCATTGGCCTGAAAGCGCAGGCAGGCCTCCAGCAAAAGCGGATGGCGAACCTTGGACATGCCTTCGACAGGAGCGCCGTCAGACGCGCCTGCAAGGCCGGGGATTTCAATCTTAAGACCAAGCAGCTTAATGCCCTGCGCACGGTCTTCGATCCATTCCTTGCGGCTGTCGATATCGTCCTGAATGCCTTTCATCAGTTCGTCAGCGACACGCTGCAGTTCGCCTTCATCGATATCTTCGACAAGGTTCGCAAACCATGTTCTGGCGCGCTCTGCTTCTGACTTCTCTGTTATAGGCTTACCATCAAGAGAAATACTGACAGAGCCATCAGGATGTTCAATGCGTAAGATATTGCCGCTATCGTCAGTTTCATAACCGGGCTTGCCTTCTTCGATCTCTACTTGCACATCGCCCGTATCAGCAATTGACGGCTCTTCCGCGCCAAGAAGGCGAAGGTTTTGTGGAACAAGGCCCGGTGTTGGCATAGTCAATCCTTTGATCCGAAAAGCTTCTCCATCTCTTCAACAAATAGACGGATGCCCTCTTGTGCGGCGATATTATCATCTTTCGCGTCTATTTTGTAGAACCGCGTGTAATCGTATGGTGACCGCCCCCAAACCTCCACGCGGAACGTGCCGGGGTGGTTCTTTTCAGGCAGGATCACAGGATCAACAAAGGCATTACAAAGCACGCGCTGCATGGCTTCACCGTTAAGTGTTACTTAATTGCCGCTTCTTTGCTTGCCGCTCTTCATAATGAAGTATGCGGTGGCAATTGGCACATAACGCATCGCACTTTGCGATTTCTTTTTCAATACGTTCCCATGATTGGGACATCATAAGGCTTATTTCCATGTCCTTTTCTGCAGGGTCCCTATGATGAAACTCTATGACCCTGTGGTCTTTCAGGCCGCAATCACGACACGATAGCTTGGCGCGCAGTTCATCAACGCGACGCCTGTTTTCATTTCTGTTTATATTGTTTTTCTCTGCCCAGCATTTAATGCAGATGTAACGCCTGTATAAGACACCCTTAACGGTGCCTGCATTGGCAAATTCATCAAAGCACTTTTCTTCGCCGCACTTCTTACAAGTACGCATTTCCATGCATTACACCGCGTATAGGGGCTGTGGTGCTGATCCAATGTGTTCGCGTTGCTGATCCAAGTCAGCTGTGAATTCCGCGCCACGCACCAGCATGCCTGTTTCACGCAAGAAGCGTAAACCCATGCTTACCGTATCGACCAGATCGTCGTGCTTTGCTTTTGGAAAGGCTGCGCATTGCGTGATGACCTCTTCAGCCCACCCACGGTCTGGCGCGTAGATCAAACCTTCAGCAAACAGATGCTGCACCGAATAAAGACGGGCTACCTTGTCCTGCCCCTTTGGATCGACAAGCTGCACAGCGAAGTCTTCGATATTAAACAAGCGCCGCAACTCCTGCGCAACGCTGTGACCAGCTGCTTTGTTTTCAATCAGAAGCTTATCGACCTTGCAGTCTTTCATTGTTTGCTGCACGCGCTTCACAAGGTCATGCAATTCAAGCCTGTCCTGCCATGCATGCAACAAAATAATCTTTGGATGCTCTTCAGTGTAAGTGCGGCTTAACTCTACAAGCGATGTGCTGCCATCACGTCCCATCTGGCGCGTGACCTGCGCCGTGCCATCGCCGCCAGAGAACACGCCCCATACCGTCATGGCCGACATGTCGTTCTCCTGCTTTGTCGTGTATGCCGTATCCAATGCAGCCACAACGTAATCGGCACCCGGTAGCATGTCGTGTTCCCACAGCTGCCACCATTCGCGCTTTAGGATACCCCCGCCTTTGGGTTCCGGCCTTTGCTGTAGCTGCCCTGCAGCCGTCCATGGCCCCATCTGCCGTTCAAGTAGCGCGACTTCACGTTCTCCAAAGCGTTCGGGCCAAAGAAGCGCACCTTCACGCTTCTCCAACTCCAGTGCCGCTTCAAAATCACGCGCGTGGCGCGCACCGTCCTCTG